TTCAAGTTAGTTGTTCTACCACAGCTTGTAGGATTTGCTTTTTTAATAATTGAAAAACTTATCTAGGTGAAAAATATGAATATTAAAACTAAATTAGCGGTATTGGGGGTAAGAAATTTTTACACTCTTAACATACAGCGCATTGATTGGAAGCCAGTACACCAACACGGAATGATAGTAGACCACACACCGTATATAGTTGGCTATTCTTGGATTAAGAATCTTTCAACGGATTATGAAACTGCTGTAGCTAAAGCCAAAGATTACATAAAAGAGCATTATGCAAATGAAGATGTGATTCTTAGTACATCTGGTGAAGCAGATTTAGATGATATTTCAAGAAGCAAAAAAAGATCATCTGC